ACTGGCCAGCGGTCGTTCTGATCGAAATGCTCGTCCCACCATTTTCCAGCGGCGGATCCGGGTTTGTCGAAGTCGAGCGCGTTGAGGATCTGCAGGGATCCCCTGAGGCTGTCGTAAACCGCGGCGTCTGGTTTCCCATGGGATGTCCCGACGGCTACGGCGCCGGCGATCTGGTTATTCGCGGCGATGGCGACGGCGTCGAGTTCTGATTCGACGATGACAACTGCCCGGCGCTGCGGCTCGAGGTGCATGATGTGAGCGGAGGATCCGGGGATGACGTAGTAGCGAGGCTCTCCCTCCGGCCGGCGAATCCGGACCCGGTGAACGGTGCCGTCGATGATCGCGGGGATCACCAGGCCGCGAGGGATCCAGAGGACCCTGGGGCGGCCGTTGTCTTTTGTGATCACCGGCAAACCCCAGGCGGTGCGGGCGCGGTAAAGGTCTTTCCCTTTTTCGCCGGGGTTCCATCCGAGGCGGTACCGCTCTGCAGCGGCCCGGTCGATCCCGCGCGCGGCGAGCCAGGAGAGGACCTCGGCGTTCTTCAGGAGCTGCCCCTGGGCCCAGACTACCAACGCCTCCGCTTTTGTCTGCCACAGGTCGGTCGGAGACTGGTGCTCCGCCGGTGTGAATTCCACTGGTTCAATCCTGCGCTGTGCCGGGCCAAACTGCCGGGGCTGATCTGGCACATCGATGTTGAGATAATCGCAGGCCTCCTGGAAGGACATCCCCTCAAAGTCGCGCAGGAACTGAATCGTGTCGCCGGCCTTTCCACACCCCCGGCACCAGTAGCTGCCCTCGCCCTGGTTCTGCCCGGGCCAGACATGGAAGCGATCATTACCTCCGCAGCCAGGGCACGGACCCTGCCACTCGCCGCCGTTGGTCGATGAGACCTTCCGAAGCTTCACTTTTTTCTGGGCCAGATCAAGGATGTTCATGGTTACCACACCTTCACGTTTAGCCGATCGAAATGTTTCGTTTTCTGGCAATGAGTATCATTCGATTAAGACCCCTTAATTGACTAAGTAACCATTTGGTCATTTTAAGGGCCTCTCGGTCATCATCATCGTTGATTGTGATATCCAAGTCTAATATGGTTTGTTTGACCGCTTTGATATTCTTTTGAATCATTACGCGTAATGATTTTTCATCAACTTCATTATCGTTCAGTGTGATCCCAATAAATATAATGCGGCCCTCTGCCTTATTCATTGTGTACTTCTGGCCGAGTCGCTTTCCTACCCAGGCGGCGCCCGGTTGTTTTCTGCCCATGTTAGCGTGATACCAGGAACTAAAATTGTCATAGAATTGCCGAAATACTACCCGTGCGTCCGGATCCACAATACAGCGCTCCTGGATGAAGTCATTAAGTACGTCTTTCATCGTTACATTCTCCTTTCGGGGAGGCTTAGGGAGGCCTTTTTAAACCCTCCAGAAAAACTCTCAAACCCTCCCTTTTTTCTTCTTTTTTTTATATATTTAATATCATTATGTTTTTTAATATTATTAATAATAATAATACCCCTCCCAAGGGCCTTTATGGATAGTTAGATAGTTAAGCCCTATAACTATATGTATGTGCTTTTTAAAAAACGAAACACCAAGAAAAGGTTGGAGAACCGTCTAACCCTCCCTGAGCACAGATATTCCAGCCAAGTATCTACGGCTTTCCCTGAATGGTTCCTAACAGTTACCGACGCCGGCGCGCTGAGGGCAAACCCTCCCTTTTCCGGGGATGCTTGGCGACTGTTGGGGAGACAGGGAGCGTTATTCACAACTCTGTGCATTTTAATAACTCCATTTCGTTTGTTAAGTTTTACCACCATAAACCCTCTAACCCTCCCTAATCGGTGAGCGTGATCCCGATATAAATGACGCAACCTTCGGACTTTGACTTGTCGTATTTCTGGCTGAGCTGCTTGCCGAACCAGGTTCCGGATGGTTCCTTGGTACCGATGTTGTCGTGGTACCAGGAGACAAACCGGCCGTAGAGAACCGAGGCCTTGCCCTTCGCCCCCGGCTCCCGGAGGCAGCACTCGTCGATGAAGTCTGCCAGGAGATCCTCGTTGCGCCGGTATTTCTCGGTGGCGTCGGTGACTTTGCGCGGCGGTTTAAGGCCGTGTTTCTGCCAGAGCAGACAGCCCCGGACCAGCCAGGCGAGGATCCCGGGCGCCTCTTTCAGCAGCTGCTGATCAAGATCGAGTATCGCTCGGCGCTCCGTCGCGTCCTGGGGATCCCGGTTGACGAATGACAGGGTGAAGGGGATCAGATGGAGCCGCTCCCAGAAGGCCTTGTCGTTTGCCGGCGCCTGGGGTTGTGAGTTGGTCATCAGGAATAGTTTATGCGTTGGCTGAAACCGCGTCGAATATTTATCGTGAGGGTTCCGGCCATTTAATTCATCTTTACCGGTCAGCCATTTGACTTTCGAAGCGCTGAACTTCTGGCCCTCGTCGGTCTCAGAGGCGAAGGTCAAGCGCATTCCCTTGAGACTCATGACATCGGGCGATGGTCCGGATGAGGCCTTGACGTATTTCGAGGATAAAAGCATTTCAGAGGGAATAGACCCGGCGAGGGATCCCATGACGTAGCTGATGGTCTCAATGATCAGGCTCCGGCCGTTCCAGCCGCCCTTCCCGTAGAACACCGGGAAAACCTTCTCGTGGACCAGACCGGTCATGGCATACCCGAAAAGGCGCTGAATATATGCCACCATTTCCTCGTCGCCGCTGAATATCTCGAGTAGCGTTTTCTCCCAGAGGACCGCGGGTGCATCGATGCTTTTGAAATCAACCGGGCTGGCCATCGACAGATAGTCGCCGGGGCGGCCATCGATAAGCGTCCCGCGCACGAGATCGATGACACCGTTCGCGCAGGGAAAGAGCTTCGGCTTCTGATCGAACTCGTCGCCGGTGATGGCCAGGGGATCCGTGATCGTGTGTGCGAATTTCAAACAGGCGGTCCGGCGGCGATCGTCCCGGAGCTTGCTTGCCCGGTTGAGCAGGTCGTGTTGTGACTTTCTGAGCTTCTTCACCTTCGCCTGGCCTTCATCATCGCCATCAACCACAACCCCGGCAATCTCCCCGGCGAGCCGTTTATATTCTCCCAGATATTGCTGCACTACGAGCTCGACAGCGGCGAGCGATCGTCCCATAATATCACGCTGCCAGCGGTGGCCGGTCCACTCAAACCACTCCTGCATGTTTTTACAGTAGAGAAGTTTATCGCGGAACAGAGTCGCGTACATCGTGCCATCGCCCAGGGCGTTCGCAAAGATACAATCGCTAATAAATTTACTGTCAATCTTCGGTCCGGAATCAGGAGCCGTGGCCGGAGCCTGCGCGGTCTCCTCATCGATGCGCTCCTGGACTTGCCGTTTAATATCATCCACAGAAGTGGCCTTGCCGCCTGTCCCATCCGAATCACTCATAGACCAACCTCAATGTTGACGCTTTCCAAATTTCCAACCGAAACATGAATTTATGTGCAGGCAATTTCCGCGCTGGGGGAAACCGCATAGGAGACAAGGTCCCGAAAGGACCCAAAACGCAGGGAGGTCCATAGATACTTGTATTGAATCTATTGAAAAGAGATACAAGAGAGAGCAGACGGACAGCGGTGTTCTCTCTTTTAGATTCTGTTCGGCTATAAACTTCCCGTGTCATCATAAAAATTCATCCCTGTATCGCTTCATATGGTTGCTGTTGTCCCAGTAGTCACAGATGTATGCCGGGTTAATCCGGTATCCACGGCCGTCTTTCAGGCCGATAATGTCGCAGCGTGGTTCGGTTCTGGCGATCCCAGCGCCGATGCCTTGTACCTGGTAGTCCCGGACAAAGTGGTTGCAGTGAGAACAGTATGCCCAGGTCAGACCCTTTTTGTAGTGGACCTCATCCTTGATTTTCGGCCGCGCCACTCCCATTGTGTTCTCCTTTCACCGTGCCGAGGATCCCATAGCCAGCGATGTCACGGTACGGAGACTCGCTCAGGGCGTCCTTGTCTGTCGCGATTCTAAAGAGCTTGTCGACGACCCTGGCTACAGAAAGGAGGTCATCGTATTGCTCCGGGGTGATCCCGCCAGGATAGAGTATCCGCAAGACATCGCCCGCCTTGCCAAAGCTGTCTCCATAGGCCTTTTGTTTTAGAGCCACCATCGCCCCGATCGACGCGCCGTGCTCTTCGTATTCGCTTATGGGTTTGATGAGCGAGTTGATCTCATCCTTCAGATCAGAGATCTCGGTGACCTGTTCACCGACGATACCTCGCAGCCGATCGAGTTCGGCATAAAGCGGATTGTCGACGTTCGCTGTGGATTCTGGCATAAACATTCCTTTCATTATAACGGTCTGATATCTCTGAATAAAACAACGCACACAATCGCTCTGTGCTGGACTTTCACGCCCCGGGCCATACCTAAGCATGGATGGATTCACGCCCCGGGGCTTCCTGGACCCGGATATCGGATGGATTCACCGACCAGGGCGATGGAATCAGCCCCTTTTCTTTCGCGACCGAGATCCGTGCCAGGAGTTCGGCCCGATCCGGGTCCGGTGCCATTCGATAGAGATCATAGATCTCGCCCGCGATGTTCATGATTATATGGTATCGCATGCCATTTCCTTTTGGATCTGTCTTGTGTCATATCCCACAGTCCCGCGCCGAAGATGAGGCCGACCACAAACGCTATTACAAATACGATGATGAACATTATGCCACCCTCCGACTCTTTGTCCTTACGATTCGCCAGGCTACCTTCAGACGCTTCCCGAGAGACAAGCTTGTCAGACTCGTCATCGGCAGAAGTCGGCCATAGCGCTCGCCGGCTTTCCGAATCTTTTTATCGCGTTTCCCGCTCATCCTACCCCTCCATCTGCCAGTCGGCCGGGATTTTGTATCTGCACCACTGGCCGTCTCTCCGGAAATATTCCTTGCCGTTGATCCATTCAATCCGATAACCCGTTCCGTGATAAGCCTGGCGTGCCTTTTCCTGCCAGACCTCGGTCATGTATTCCTCCCGGACCAGATCCGACAGCGAGTATGGCAGCGCCGGATGAATGCCGAGGGGATACAGGATCGTTGGGATACATAGGACGATCAGGGCCGCGAGCAGAATTCTCATTGAAAAACCCCCGTCATCCACGCGTGCAGATAGCCGCCGCCGAAATAAAGCACAGCCAGAATCATGACCGCGTAACAGAATTTAGTCAGCCAGTCATCAGCTTCTCTGAGGTTCTCATCCCAGGACTCGTTCTCGATGTAGCCTTGAAATCGTTTAATCATGATCGACACCCATATTTATAACCGAGATTCCGCTTGCGCCGAGGCTCCCGGCGGGCCCCTGTAAGGAGGAGTCTATGAAGGGGAGTTTAACGGCATCCCCGGGCCGACCTTATTGTCCCTGTCCATAGAGAACCAACTGGCCCCCGCCGCGTTTCCGGCGTAATATTCGGGCCTGGCGCGCCTCTTCCTTCTTCCGTGCCAGCTCCATAAGCTCCAACGGAAACCGTATGGAGCCGGGGTCGTCGAAAGGACCACAAGCACGGGGAGGCCTGTTGATACTGGTCGGAAAGTTATAACGAAATGCGAAAACAGAATTGATGGTGCCTCCGGCTCTGTTGGATTCTGTCCAACTGTAAAGATCACAAACTCGCAAATCTGTGTGCCATACTTGCCGCCCAGCAATGGTCACAACCGGGACTGCCAGGTCATAACCTATTCCAGGTTCTCTTTGATCTCGTCCAGGTTCTCTTTGATCTCGTCAATGTCTGCTTGCAATACAAACACTGCATCCTCGTCCCACAAATGGAACATCAAAGACGCGATGTGATGCAATGCTCGGTTCGCGTAATACACACTTGCCTCTTTCATAATACCCCCCTCCACCACATGCTAAGAACCACCGTAATCTTATCCTGCACAATCTCTATTGTTCCCATCTTTTCTTTCCCCCTTTTTTTCAAGCAAAGTATTATGATTTCCCTCTGTTACTGGTAGACCAATTGATTCAGGATCAACACAAACAGGAGGGAAAAGGACATCGAGCAGATCCGGGGCAGATCGCGCCCCATTGACGAGATTGAAAAGTTCACCCATCAGAGCCGCAGCCGCCGGCCGGAGAATCTCCGTCACCTGGTTCATCAGCCGCTCGTTACAGGTTGCATCGAGCATGATCTGGCTAATCATCGGTCGGCTGACCGGAGGCTCCATGCGGCCAGCCAGGTTCTGATAGCTCGATCGGGCATAACCGATCAAAGCACCGGCCAGTTTTTTGTTGACAGCTCGTTTCGATTTCTTCATAATGTCTTACCTTTGGTTAGTATTTAGATTGTCTTACAAGTAGTCATAAAGGAAAGCAGTGCTTGTGTCAAGGAAAAAATACCCGAAAACTGAAATAAATTTAAAAGTTATTTGACCCCTTTGTAGCCTGCCGATTTTACAGAATAAACAGAGCATGAAAATGACTACGTGGTCACGCCTTCTGTATCCGGCACACCTTGAACAGTAGATGAGCACTTCGGTTTCAGCGTAATGCCTTCCAGCACTTTCTTCCTCAGCCTGTATGTGTTCGCGTGTTTGCAGTGCGCAACCCAACTCTGGACAGCTACAATGACTCTGTCCGGGGTTATCTTCCCTCCCCGGTAAAGTTTCTGTAGTGTCCGGATCTTCCGCTTTGCACGTTTTGCATTGGATGCCCTCAATAGTCGATGTGTCGCCCAGGTATGATACCCGAGAAAATCTATACCCCTGCTTTCGACGGGGAATATCTGTGTTTTCCTGTTCAACTGCAGCCTTAAACTATGTTGTAAATAGTCCGCGATATCATTTATGACGTGATGCAGGTGCGTTTTGTCCGGCGCCAGGATAATGAAGTCGTCCATGTAGCGAATATAAAACCGTTCGCGAAGCGTGTACTTGACAAGCTCATCCAGCTCGTGGAGGTAGACGTTGGCAAAGAGCTGGCTTGTCAGGTTGCCGATCGGGACACCAGTATCAGAGCCGGTCGAATCAATAATAACGTCGCAAAGCCATAGCGTTTCCGGACAGGCGATGCGCTTTCGTAATAATCGCTTGAGGGTGTCGTGATCGATCGAGGGAAAGTATTTTGATATGTCGGCTTTCAGGCAGTAGACGCGGCCCCAGTTGCGTTTGCAGCGTCTCAAAAGTGCGGTCAGTTTGTCTGCCGCGGCATGTGTTCCCTTGCCCGGGCGGCACGCATAGGAATCTGCGATAAAGCGGGACTCCCATATAGGCTCAACAATATTACAAAGCGCGTGATGGAGAACCCGATCCCTGAATGGCGCGGCGGTTATCAGCCTCTTCTTGGGCTCATAAATATAGAAGGTGTTGCATCGGCCAGGCGTGAATGTCTTCCAGATCAGCTCGTTCTGGATCTGGATCAGGTTCTCTTCCAGGTGGCAGCTGAAGGCGAGGACGTTCTCTTTGTATCGTTTCCCCTTCCGGGCCTTCTGGTATGCCAGAAACAGGTTGCCGAAGTTGTATATCCGGGGATAAAGCCCACCGTATGTTTTCGCCATATATGATCTCACAAGAGTGTGGCCTGCGATAGCTTTCGTTTCCTACTTGCCATCGCGGGCCTGTTTATATATTTTGCCTTGCGGCACGGACTGAGAGCCTGACTTTGAAAAGTCACTGCCGGAGAAACCGTAATTTCTTCGATCTATAATATTATCACTGTCACAGGCGAAGCGGCACCCGTTGTTCGTGTTCACGTTCCACGGATAGTTGTTCACGTTCACACACCGGGAACCGGCGTTCACGCCGTTGTTCCAGTTGCCGCCTGCAGCGCCCTCAACCCAGAGACTTCATCCAGCCGCCCAGAAGGCGGCCTATTTCGTTGATCCGTTTGCTTGTCTCCGCATAACTATTATGAGACAGATATTTCCTGTCATGGGAAAACCTGATCAGCATCCTCAATTCTTCGATTGACACATCGATATCGTACAGCAGTGGCCGCTTGCTCCGGCTTTTATTCGCCCGGATAATGCGCCGCGCTATATCGATAATGCAGTTTTTGACCTGTGTACAAAGAACAAACTTTTCATATTTCGGGAACCTGTCTATGATTGGAAACAAATAAATCATGAGATCATATACCTTCTGATAGATTACAAGATTTTCCATTAAAACAGATTCCCAGATATCAGATTACAGAGAGTCACAGGCGAAGCGGCACCCGTGGTTCGTGCTCACGCGCCACGGATAGTTGTTCACGCCCACACACCGGGAACCGGCGTTCACGCCGTTGGGCCAGATGCCGCCTGCAAGGACGGCATGCAGTGAGGTAGCACCGTACATATACAGCTGCCCGACACCCTGGCCCGTCATGGAGTCCTGCCAGCCACCAGTTACCTGACTGGGATCGAGCATAAATTCATCCAGCCACTCCAGGACATTTCCCACGCAATCACAGAGATTGTATGCGCTGACAGCGTTGACGACGGTGCCGGCGGGATTGCGACCGGCATTACTCGTATATGACCAGGCATTGACATTGTCTCCGTCGTTTCCCTGGGGACTTCCTTCTGCACCCTGGAGCCATTCGGACAGTGACATCATGCGTTTGCCTGTCCGCTTCGCCAGCTCGTTAAAATGGTACCAGTTGAGTGATTCCGTTCCGGTGAGGGGATTGGCATTATAGATTGACTTCGTCGTGCCGGTGAGTAATTTCCCCGTTGACAGTGTTATCGCGTCATCGACGGATGCCAGATATATATCCACCCAGATTCCGCCAACCTTCGCCATGCCTTCCGGTGCGCAGGTCGGACGGTTTTTGAGATCCCAGACGGAGTTTGAGAGGATCGCCGACGATACATCATCCTCCCAGCCAGCGCCGTAAGCGCCATTTGTCACATCAAGTGGTATCCAGTTTGCATTCACAAGGCGGACGCGGCCATAGTGGAACCCGCCGATCTTGCGCGATGTGTTGGCATCGTAGCCCGCGGGATAGGTTGTAGCCGCCGAGAGCAGGCCGACCAGCGAGCCGCCATCGTCGCAGAGGTAGACATAATAATCGGTGCCGTGGGCCTTCGCCCCCGTGTCGAGATCGGCATCAAGGTCGAGGTCAAAGTCGGTATCCAGCACCCACCATTTGCTGTTGAGGTTGAGCCCCATGACGTTGGAGCCCGTTACCGTGACCACCGTCGCGGACTTGTATTCCACGAGGGTGTTTTTTGGATTGAGGTTCATGTTCGCCAGGATCGCGGCGAGGTCTGAGTTCTGTGATGCTATTTGTGTGACCAGTCGATTTGTCATTATATCGTACCTCCATTCGCCTTGATTATCTTCGCCAGTTCCGTGCGGTCAGCGAAGCCCTTCTGCTTCCAGAGCGGTGACGGATTCGGCTTTAGCTCCTGTTTCCAGTCGGACATCGGGTCCCTGGGATCGATCAGCTCTGTAGTCGTCATAATGAGCGTGTCGTCGTCAGCATAGAGCCCTTCCAGGTCGCCCAGGGCACGCGCCTTGTGCTCCGGGATTGCCAGCAGGTTGATGTAGTCCTGCTTCGTCGGTATGTATTTCGGGTAGCCTCTCATGATCGCCTCCTATGCGCTGTATTGGACGACGTACCGGATTATCTTGGTCGCGCCCAGTCTGTTTTTGATTGCGATTCCCGCACCGGCGTCATAGACGCAGAGGAATCCGTCCGTGTCTGTATTGATAGCGTTGGCTGAATTGCTTATTATCGTAACAACGCCCGCCGCCGTGAATCGGAAGTTGATATATTCCTCGTTGTCCCCGGCCATCGCCCAGCCGCGTCCGGTTTTGCCTGTGTCAAGGGTGACGGAGCCTTCATCGGCGACGGAAGACGAAGCGAATGTGTGCTTGCCATCTGCATCATGCTCTGCCAGCATATTCGCGTGGATTGCCTTCGCTGGCCGGTTCGCTACGTCTGCAAGGCTGCCGTGGTTTTCTCCAACTACTTTCTCGTCATAATTAATCCAGTCTGGTGTGGCCATTTTAATCCCCTCCTATTATACCGCGGCGTATGTATGCACCCAGGTGATCCGCAGCGCATCGTTGGCCAGTTTATTTACCGCCGCGAATACGATCCGCGTCAACAAGGTTCCGTTGGCGGCTGCGTTGAGTATCCCAGCCTCTGTGATCACGCCAGTGCCATCTCCCGCTGCCCAGTCTGCTATGTACGTCACTGTTTTAGTGGCCTGCGTTTTCGATGTCAGGGCATTGCGATCGAGTTCCGTCACCAGCGCAGTATTGCCAACAGCAGCCGCCGTTGTCCCGGTGCCGATGGCGACATGTGACATGACATCCTCACCCTGATCAGACATCTGGTCAGCAATATGATTGAGTCCAGCTGTAACAATTAGATTCTTTATCTCTCGCAGATCCTTCAGCCCGCCATCGGGACCGAATAACTCGATTTTTACCTTACCAGTGATCTTTATCGTTTCTTTTATCATTTTAATGCTCCTTTCATTACCGTTATAGTCTTTTTCAAAGCACAGTGTAATCTTCGCCACACGCGAAAGATCCATTGTAATAATGTATTCCGTCATATCTGAAATCGTTTAAGATTGCCTGCTCGGAAATCGCGAGACTTTCCGGAGCGGTTTTCTGAATGTATTTTGTTATCACTTCGGAAATCGAGGCTCCTTCAGAAACCGCCTTTGTTATTTCTTTCGCGATGACCTCGCTAACCGCAACGCTCTCCGCCAGGTTTTTTGTAACGCCCTTTGCAATAACCTCCGTGATATTGATGATCTCCTCTATTGTACCTTTCTCGATGTATTTCGATATAGTCTCGGCAATCGAAACACCGTCTGTCAGGCTTTTCGTGACGCTCTTTGCAATGGTCTCCGTGACGGCCAGCTGCTCTGCCACGTTTTTTGTGACGCTCTTTGCGATAACCTCCGTGATATTGACAATCTCCGCCACAGACTCGCTGAGCGAATGATAAGACACGCCCTTGTCGATAAGCTCAAAGTTTATCGTTTTGTCATTGATGGCCGTTACCTTTGTCAGCACCTGGACTATCCGATCCGCGAAGGGGAGCTGCGCTGTATCGTAGAGCGTGGAATGATTCAGCAGAACAAAATCGCCCTTCTCAAAATGCAGGTTTCGCAGTGTGACCTCATCGAACCGGATCATCCATATCGGGTCCTTCAGGCGGTTGATGATTATCGCCTGCACCGCCGCGATCGTGGTCGCGTCACGGCACCACTTAAAATCAAAGGTCTTGATCTTGTCGCCGTGGACGTTCCGGCTTAGCTGATCCGCGGTAGAACTGCCGTCATCACCCTCCTCGTATTTGAATAATCTATAATTCCAGGCATATTGAACTTCCGCAATATTACACAGGTTTTTTTCATCGCGTGTGGCGGACAGTTTCTTTATGTTTCGCTCCAGGAGCTCGCCCTTCCAGGCATACACCTGGTCGGTCGTGTTCATCTGGATGACAATATTGTCCTGGTGATTCTTCCACCATTCGCCGTGAAATGAATAGAGGATCTCCGACAGCGTGGTCCCGATAGAGCTGTCTCCGGTGATCAGGCCCGCGGCCTTGTAATCTGTGCAGACGTCTTTCGCTTTTTGCAGGGCGAAGGCATCGAAATCCGCAGAGGCTCCGCCAGCGAGGTTGACGACAAAATCTTCCAGGATTGTAACTGGGTTTTCTATCAGCGCGGCGCCATCGTTCTTGCCTTTACAGCGAATTGATATCAGTTCATTTAACGCTTGATCATCAGTAAAATTGATTATGGCAACATGCGCCCCATTTTCATCCGTGTGGTCATCGACAATGGTGTATCCTGCGGAATCAATCGCCACGTTAGCGTAATTATAAACCGTAAAGTCGTTGCCGTTTCCGGCGCTCAGGATGGTATGATCCGCGATAAGGTAATAGAAGTTGACCGTGTCGATGCAGGGGCAGTTCCACAGGCCATAGTTGCCGCCCTTTATATCGCCATACACGGCGGGGAGGTAATCGGTCGGCATGCGCGGGTTTGCGTATCGCCACGCCCGGCCCAGGCTGTATGTGTCTTGGAGATTGGTGCTCATTATTACACCGCCCTGATCTTGAGGGTAAGTTTCTCGTCGGTCAAAGTAAAACGCGACACTATGCCGGTAAGCTGCTCCAGGAACTCATCCCTCGATATGTCTCCGGTTCCGACAAGCAGTTCTATCACTGCGGAGATCATGTTCTCCCTGCCCAGGAGCTTCGAGAAGTATCTGTCGGCATTATTCAACACGATTTGCATGGTCGAGATCTCCTGCGTTTTCTGGCTCAGAGTCAGGTCGCCGGAATCAGGAGTGAGTGTCTCGCGCAGGCGGCCCCAGCTCAGTACCCTGCCTCCATAATCCAGGACGTTCTCCATGTTGCTGCCGAAGGTTATATCGCCGTTGTATGTGTATGTGCCGTCATATAGCACGGCATCCGTGTCGAGGCGGACATTGTCCGGCGGCATACGGTCGGAGAATATCCTCAAGCCAGCCGAATTGGTTATTCGACAGATTGTCAGCTCCGGATTCCCGGCGTCCTGACTTTTGGAAAAGGCCAGTGATTTCTTATACATTCGATTTCACCGCCTCTGACAGATCTACCGCGATCGTGAATTGATCAAGAAACATTGCCTCTCGGCTTAAAATCTTGTCAATGTTGACAAGGTAAAAGTTGTTCGCGTCTCCGGCGCCTTCTGGAAAGAACCAGGCCGGCTTAACCATCCGCGTCGCCTCGTTTTTGATTGCTCTGAGCATGGAGAGGAGCGAGTCGATATCCGTCTCCGGGATCCGATCGAAGGTAATCTGGAAACTCTCCTGCAGGTAGTCCAGCGATTTCTTCCCAACTCCGGCCCTGCTTTTTGCCGCCGTCTCAAAGACGGAGGTTGATTGATCCCACCCATAGCTGTAGTTATTGCCGGGTTCCAAATAATCGCCGAGATACAACTCGCCGATTTCGATATAGCCGTCGGTGTTCAGCTGGTCTGATATCTGTAGCCGCCAGTACCGGTATGTCTGGTCGAGGTAATAACCGATCTTTTTCGAGTTCCATGCTATCACCTGCGAATATGCCGGCGCGCCCCATGCGTCGCTCGTATTGCCCATAAGCGTGATCACAGCCGTGGATGACAGGTTATGGTCTAAGATCGCCAGGGCTTTGATGTTCTTTGCCTCGGAAAAAGTCAGTGTGATCGCGTTTGGATCATCGAGGGTTCTGGAGCGACAGACAAAATCGCGGTCGAGATCGAAGAGCTTTTGCTTGCCGTAATTATTCTTGCAAATAAATGACCACTTATCGCCCAGCTCAAAATCGTCTCCAGTGCCGGATGCAAATTGTATTGTCACTCCGTTGGACATCTCATAAGCGCTTGTTTGGGTGGCCACGCCGGTCTCGGTCCAGGTCTGGCCATCGTCGTCCGACCATTTGAAGGTGGCCTGGGTGACTTCCTGCCCGCCGCCTACACCGTCAATCTCTACGACATAGCCCAGGTCTTCGCTGGCCGAATAGAGGCCGCCGTTCTGGACCGAGGCGGACCCGAGCTGCTCGGTATAAATGCCACCGATCACGCCATAGAATGACGATGATACGGCTATCTGAGAAGCCGCCGTTATTTCATTCTGATATAAAAATCTGCAGTTGCCCATTAGTGTCTCAACTCCTCAAGATTACGCAGCTCGATCCGGACCTCGCGGGTCAGTTTCTCGATGAACTGGTCGTCGAAGACGTGGTTGTCGCCCTCGATCGATACCAGCGGGCCGTTGAGATGTATTGTTGTGCCGCCACCAGGGCCGCCGCCTCGCATTTCCACTGGAATACTCCTGCCTCCGGAAAGCGGGACCACAGCCTCATCACCATGCAGCGTTTCTCGATGTCCGGATGCAGGGCCGCGAGCGATACCACCATATTTCCAGAAACCACCATCATCGCCATCGTCACCGCCCCATCCGCCGGTGCTGCCAAGTCCTTCGCCAAGACCTCCAAATCCTCCAAACCCGCCACTGCTCAATCCATCGCCGCCACCACCCCAGTTGGGATCACTATAAGCACCACTTTCAAAACCGGGGCTTGTTTCCATTCCAAAACCTGCAAAGCCGGGACCGTACGTAGCCGCCGAAGCGTAACCCAATCCGGGAGATACACTTCCGGGATCTACTCCATAATATCCTCCAATAGCTTGCTGCATAGGTGAATACAATCCCGGATAACTATGTATCGAAAGGCCGGTCGCTATAGAAGCCATAGCCGCTGCATGCGCATTTCTTCTGGAACTATATACATCTTCATACGCATCAAGCATCGGTTCATTCTGCCGCATATCGATAGCATCCCCAAAATAGTCCCCCAGATAGGCACCAAGCGTTTGCCCGACAATACCTGCTATCACACCGGGGACTCCTAACGTAGCCAGTCCGACATATCCCAGCAATGCTCCTATGTCATCCCAACCGAAATCACCCGGCATTCCTTCAATACCCGGCATATTTGCCACACCAAGAATTTCTCTTCCTACAGCGGGTACTCCACCAGTTAATATAGAAGTACCCAGTACCTCTGGACTCATCATAACCTCTGCAAACTTAGAACCACTGATCAATCCACTGAGATTTAAGCCTAATCCAGCTCCTCCGATAATTGAATAGGTCTGAGCTGTCCCTTTAGCCAGCGCCTCCATAACAGCCGTATCTTGGACACCGGTACTCGCTCGCATTGCTTCCCCTAAACCACCAAAGTCACCACTATAACCGCCCTCTGCGACTCCAGCACGAATCTTCTCTCCCATCTCTGGAGTAAGGATCATCTCTCCGGGGCGAGTCCAGACTGGGATCGTATCTTGACCTTTTCCTTTTGGCACTTCCCAAATTCCCTTTGCAGCAAACAATCCGCCAACAATCTCGGTGACAAAACCAATGGCAGCCACAGCAGCCGCTTCTACCAACATCGCAGCGACTGTCCGTATAACAATATCCAGCATGTTATCCCAAAGGGATTCCCAGGAACTTGCCATCTCGTCCCAGTCACCCTTCATGCCGGCTACAAGAATGTCAGTCATGCTGGATTTCATTCCTGTCATGATCTGAGTCCATCCATCGTACATCGTCTGTGAGGTATTCATGTTATCTCTGGAGAAGTCACTCCACGCCACCTTCATAGTGTCGAGGACACCCCCATGCTTACGAGCCTCCTCATCCCAAAGCTTTGCTTTTTCGCCGGCGAGCCAGGTGTCGAGCAGATTTACGCCATCGGCGTAGGTTTCGTTTTGTCTGCCGAGAGACACGAGATGATTTTTATATTCGCTGTATTGCTTATCCAGGAGATTGCCCTTGTATTGATATTCGCTCAGGGCGTTCTTGTTCACGTCGTCCACCAGGCGCTCGTAGATCCGGGTGGATTCTTTGGCATAGTCCTCGTCGGCTTTGATTTTATCTTGCGATTGAGAATCAACCAGTTTCCCTATTTCCGCCGAGACCCACTTCTCCACCTGCACATGATCAGATCCGGCTCGCTCGTAAGCATTCCCCTGATCGCGGATCTTTCTCACGGCATAGTCGTAATCGCCCAGGGTGAGTTCCTGATATTTGTCCGAGAAGTCCTCGGTCGCC